ATACGAAAGTGATACGAAAGTGTCACAAGACCACTAGATATAGGGGTGACCGAGGGATTGGTCACCATATATTGTGTTATCGCTTGACATCGTGGGGGTGAATCTATACCCCACATATATGTCTATAAACAATAAATACATAAAAATAATCGAAGACTACCAAAAGAACGCCAAGCACTCGGTAAATAACGCCAAGGAGTTAGTGCAGGCTTTTGGTAACGAAGTCCCCTTCCCATCAGAAGAGGAACTTAATGCCCTGATTCTCGAAGTCAGGGAAGAATGCAAGAACAAGCTAAGAGACTACATATCTGAAGAGTTCTTAGTATACCAAGCAATACTGTTACATATATCTAGGGGTATTGGAATAGGAACATATCAAATGAAATAAAATGACAGAAACAAGAAATATCACATTAGAAGAAATAGATGTGCAGGAGGGTAACCAAATGTGCTCATACGATGCCGAAATTCAAATCCAGTATAGTATTGAAAATTGCGAATGCGACACCCATAGAGGTGTTAAAACTTGGGAAGAAGTAGACATAGAGGACATATTCTTAGTCTCCTTTGATAAGTACAAAGAAGCCGAAGATGACTATGGAGGCGTAATGTGGAAGCAGACCAAAGAGGATATGCCTAAAGAGAGTTGGGAGTTTCTCAAGCAGAAAGTCATTGACGAAAGTTCAGAGTTTGTATTTGATAACTAATATGGAAGAACACGCAAAAGAAATTCTAGATGAGCTACTAGGCATAAGTACAAAAAAGCTCCAACAGGGAGATGATTCCCTTTCGCAAGATATAGTAACTGCAATACAAATCGTAGAGAATCAGAAAGGAGTTCGCATATGTGGGTAGTAATATATAGAGCAACTTATACAAATCAGACTTATCATAAAGTCTTTTCAAATCGTGCTGAAGCGAAAGATTATATGCACGAATACATAGATGAAGATGGAGATGGTTGCCTCCTATGTAGGGCAACTGAGGGCTTCGGAAAGTACCTCTACGATGATAATGATCTACCTATTGAAATGCTATCAGATAGAACCTTCACTAAGGCTTTAGATGATATGCACTCACGATACAAAAATGACACAAAATGCAGACAAATTACAACTTTATCTCCGAGCATGCCAAGCAGTACGGAATTAGCCAAGCAGTAGTACTGCATACCATTATTTATTTTGTACTACGAAACAAAAAATATAAAAGAAATGAAATCGCAGGTAGATATTGGGTATTTAACTCAAGCAACCAATGGCAATATTTCTTTCCGTTTTTGTCCAAGCATCAAATATACAGGTGCTTTAAAGACCTTACTAAGAAGGAGGCAATCTTGGAAGATTCATTCAACAAGATGGGTTATGACAGAACGCTTTGGCATACCTTATCAGATGCGTTACTCAATGATTGCATCCGTGATTCCTATTGGAAAAACCGTGTTACAAAAATGCAAGAGCCTGTTGCAAATGTGCAAAAGAGCCATTGCAAATCTGCGACACCAATACCATACATATATACAACAGATAATATAGATGTCCTAGATGGGATAGAACCTTATTGATTTATGATTACAACTAAACTATTAACAAACCAAGTGTCTAAGAAACGCAAACTGCGAAAGGTACGCAAGTGAGTGATGGGCATTTTTATAATTGCGAGGAAGAACCTTACTTAACTAAAGCTACTACACCTGCTAGAGCTAAAAAGGTAAGTGCATATCCCTCTTGTACCACTATATTGTCTACGATGAAAAATGATTTCTTAGATAATATTTGGACTCCAAGAAAGTTGGTTGATTTAGCTAGGTCTTATCCATTAGCTTCTGTGTATGAAATACAAGAGATGAAGTATGGGCATAGGATTAGTCCGATAGATGGGTCAACTATAAAGTCTAGTGAGTTCGGTACTGCCGTACACGCTAGATTAGAGGAGGTGATTAATAAATTGATGGACGACAAGGCTGAAGCTCAAAAAAGGTCACCCTTTGACCCTTGGGCAAAACCTTTCATTGATTTCATTAGAGATAACGATGTTGAGCCTATTGCTTGTGAAAAGATATTGTACTGCGACAAGATGAAGTCTGCAGGTTCAGTTGATTTCATTGCAAAGGTAGATGGTAAATATCACTTGTTTGATTATAAGTGCAGAGATACCAAAGGCACAGGCGGCAAGTTTTATGAAACTAAAGACTGCACTCAGTTAGCAGTAGAGTCCAAGTGGTTATCTCAAGACCTTGAGTTAGACTACTTACCTATGGTCACTAGTGTCTGTATTTGTACAGAAAGCAGAAAGCACTACCATAAGAATTGGACAATGACCCAAATGAAAAAAGGGGTTACCAGATTTAGACATCTGGCGAGGTTGTATTGGATGGATTGGATGCGTAAATGATTAAGTCAAAGCACCATAAGTTCAATAAGGAAGCCTTTGATGCAGTTGACGAACTGAGTAGGAATGCAAGTAAGAAGTACATTTCCGCAAAGGGATACTGCGTCAGGGATAATCCTGATGTCTATGGTGTAGACCTGATCGTTTACCTGAGTCCAACTAAGAAGATTTATGTAGAGTGCGAAAGAAGAAATATTTGGTCAGATGGCAAGTTTCCATTTGGTACGATTCATATACCCTACAGAAAGAAAAAATTTGTAGAATTAGATGCACCATGTATCTACCATGCTTGGGATTCAAACTATGAGTACGCAGTCAGCATACACTCTAATGTAATTAAAGAGTCCAAAGTTGTAGAAGTTCCAAACCGAGCTATTGCAGAAGGAGAATATTTCTACGATATACCTATGAACAAAACAAAAATAATCAAAGTAAATGAATAAATACGAAGTAATATACAAGCACTATGATATGCACCCAGATTATCGAGGATACCAAGTTCGATGGGCTAGAGATAAAGCCCAAGCGGTTAAGTATATATGCCCTACTAAACCAGACAAAGATGGACACGGCATTACTAAGAAGGGAGCTAGAATACAAATTTTGGAAGTGAATGAAATACCTACCTCAAACTAAAATTAAAGAGTTCAGAGATGAAAATAAGGGACAAAAATGTCCTATATTTGACATTAGTCTGAAAGATGCAGTTGTAGACCACGACCACTCTACAGGGGTGGTTCGTGGATGCATCCATAGACAATCTAATGCTTGGGAGGGCAAGGTTTATAATGCTTGGAAGAGATACGGTGGGAACAATGCTAATGTAACATATATAGAAGCTTTAAGGAATCTAGCAGATTACATAGAGGGCAGTAATTATGATTTATTGCACCCTGTAGGGGTTACCCAATTGTGCAAGAGATTTAGTAGACTGACAAAGAAGGAACAAGAGTTCTCATTGGAATTATTCAAATACGCAACAAGTGAAATAAAAGCTTGCACTAACAGTAAAGAAAGGGTAAAACTTTATAGAATTTTTTTAACAAAAGATAAATATGGAAAAACTAAATCTAAGACAAAAAATATCAAGAATCCAAGTGGTTCTTAAAATACCCAAAAATAGGGTTAACAAATTCGGTGGCTACAAATATTGGAATTGTAGCGACATACTAAATGGAACTAAGAAAACATTTGAAGAGTTCCAAGTTAGTCTAGTACTAAGTGACCAAGTTGAGGCAATTGGAGACAGATTCTACATGAAGTCTACTGCTACTATTGTAGACAATGAGTCCGATGAAACAATACAGGTCTCTGCATATGCAAGAGAACCATTGCAAGTCAAGGGCCAATCTGAGGCTCAGATTTCAGGGGCTTCATCGAGCTATGCTCGGAAGTATGCATTATGTGGACTTCTAGCATTGGACGATGAGCAAGATGCAGATGCAACAAATACGCATGGCAAACAGGTCAAGAAGACCAACGAAGTCATTGAACAAGAAGACATTTTTTAACCAACAAATAATAATATTATGGCAAAAGAATACGATAATACTAACACCTTCCGTTTATTTAAGGAAGATGTTGACTCAGAGAGTAACAAACCAGGCTTCACTGGTGTCATCAATGTAGATGGCAAAGAGTTGAGGCTTGCTGCTTGGGTGAAAAAATCCCAAGGAGGTCGCACTTGGCTTAGTGGTCGAGTTAGTGAATTGCAGAATAAATCTGCAGAACCTGCAACAGAGGAGTCACCCTTCTAATGCAGTCATCGGGTAATAAACATTTGCCTGATAGTGGAGATCGGACTGCCTTTGACACAGGGGCAGTCCGTGATGCCATGCAAGGTAAGGGGATACCTAGTATGATTCCTACTGAAGCAATTATGGCTATGGCTAGAAGATTTGAAGATGGAGCTTCTAAGTACGGTGCTGATAATTGGAGAAAGGGGATACCAACTTCTAGGTATTGCGATGCAACATACAGACATCTTATGCAATGCAGAGACGATGATCAATCAGAAGATCATTTTGGAGCAGTAATGTGGAACATGGCATGTTGGCTATGGACACGAAATAAAATAAAAGCAGGAGAATTGCCTGCAGAATTAGACGATATACAAAATTAATAAAAATGGATTATATAGAGAAATACCAACAATCACATCGCAAGGGCTTTTGTGATGACAAGCAAGGTGAAATTAGAAACACCTTTTACACTAATGCTAAAATGGATGTTAGCCGAGCAAAAATTCGAGGAGAAATCTCACTAGCCCAAGATAGTATTTACGACATAATAGAAAGTAGGAAACGCAAGAAGTTTACCGAAGATGAAAAAAATTACATAAGATTGTCGCCCAAGACCAAAGAGGCTTTAGCAATTGAATTAGATTGCTCGGTTTTTATAATCTCTAAATATAAAAGAGAACAATCTTAGTATGCTTGAATCCAATATTGAACAACCATTTGCCCTAGATGCAGAGGAAGTGGTAATAGGTTCTTGTCTCCTACCCGAAGGAGACGATACCTTTGATATAGTGCATCAAATAGTCAAGGCAGAGGATTTCTATGATCCTGCTTGCCGTCTGATATTTGAGTGCATGACAGAGCTTGCCAATGACAACAATCCTATAGACGAAATTACTGTATTTGATAGAGTTAGAAGAAAGAACATCGAAGGAGAAATCGGTGGTATATCTAGACTATATGAAATACAAGAAAAGGTACAGACATCTCTGATGTCCATAAATGCCTCTAAAATCGTCAAGGAGAGGTCGCAGGCTCGCTCTTTACTCCTAGCATCAAGGAGGTGCATAGAGGGCATCCTAGAGGGAAATAACGCTGAATCTGCTTCTGTACTACTGGACAAATCCATTAGGGACATAGTAGATGCAGACACCAAGGAAAAGGGCATCAAAGATGCCTCTGAATCCCTCAAGGATAAGCTAGACTCTATGCTTGAAGGTAACTATGAGTTCACTTCACTCAAAACAGGTATCGACCATCTAGACGATAAGCTAGATGAAGGAGGTATAGGCAAGGGTGAAGTGTTTGTTATATCTGCTCCTACTTCGTGTGGAAAGTCACAGTTAGCTCTTAATATAGTACTAAGGGCAGCGGTAACTGATTCCAAGCCGATAGGTATATTCTCATTTGAGATGCCAACGGAGCAGTTAACTAAGCGTATGGCACAAACTGCTAGTGCTACCAATCTAAGAAAGTTCAGAGATCGTGTAGCTACTGAAGCTGACAAGGAAGCAGTATATGAATCCTTGCAGAGAATAAAAGAAGCTCCGATCTATACTGAGCATTATGTTCGTAACATTGATGAATTGCGATCTAAAGCAAGATCAATGAAGAGGAAGCACAAGATAGAGGCTTTAGTAATAGACTATCTACAACTTATACCCTATGATACAAAGATGTCCAAAGCAGAAGGAATATCTTTTATATCACACGGTATAAAGCAACTTGCTATTGAGTTAGATATACCTATCATCTTATTAGCACAGGTCAATCGTGAAGGAGCTAAGAGGGATAGTGGATTAAATATTCACGACCTAAGAGATTCTGGAGACATTGAGAACGATGCAGATGTAATCCTGCTTATGTGGGCAAGGGGTGGCGACCTAAATAACTGTAGATTTACAGATGGTAAAACCTCCTACATAGAACTAGATTACAAAATAGCCAAAAACCGTGAGGGCGAAAGAGACCTTACGGGCAAATTCAAATTCATTAACCAAATAGGACGATTCAGATAAACATGACAACTGCAATATTAAAAAAACCAACCACTTCAATGTATGACACTTCTGCCGAAGATGTACTCAAAGGTGGACTGTCAGCAATGACAAATGCTTGCGAAGCTTTGACCAAGCAAAATAATAAACTCAACGAAGATTTAAATAATTTGAAACAAAAGTTGCGTTTAGCACAAGAAAAAATAATTATTAACTCCGAAGAAAAGGAATAAGGTAATGCAGAATGGTAACACCTGCAGGGAGGTTTTTGATATTTCTCTCCTCCTATTTAAGCCCTTATACTTTTCTTCAACTTAATTTACTATTATCTACTGAGGGTGGCCCTGGGCCACCCTTTTTTATTCTTCAGATTCAGGAGCTTGTATACTATTGTTTTGCTTCTCTAGCATAATGTCCAATTCTACCATGCCCTGCTCTACCTGCTCTACTGCTGCTCGATTCTCTGCCATTACAGTACCGATGTATTCAGTTAATTCCGTTCTGTATCTAGGGTCTGTATCAGCTAAGTTCTGAAGTGTAGTATAAGTCTTAGAAC